TGGAAGTGACCGAGGAACGGCTTGCAGAATTGTCAGGCACCGAAAACAAGCAGCATGTGAGACTGATTGAAAAGGATGATGAGCCGCAGGCAGAGACCGACGGCGAACAGACCGAATCAACAGTATATACAGCTGAAATGTTAGATGAACTGTCAGTATCAAAAATCAAAGCCCTTGCAGAAAAGCTCGGCTACAAGATTACCAAAACCAAAAGGGCAGAAGTTGTAGAGGAGTTTCTTTCACAGCAGGAGTAAGGAGGCAGGACGGTGGACTTAACAACAGCTCGTGTGATTATCGGAGATACAGGCATTACTGACGAAGAGCTTACCGTCCTCTTACTAAGAGCACGGAAACTCGCAGTCAATCAGCACTTTTGGGCGCCAGACGATAATCCGACAGAGGAACAGCTTGCAAGCTTCTATGACCGCTACGAATTTGAAATCTATGATGTCGCGAAAGAGATGCGCAGCAGTGATTCTCGAAAAGGTCTTACTTCACATACGGAACTCGGAATCGCGCTCACATGGGGCAAGACGGGCAAGGAAAGCGTAGACGCTGCATTGTCGGCTATACCACCCAAGACCTATGTAGGTATCAACAGCACTGAAACGGAGGAATCCGAAGATGATGGAAATAAAGTTGTTTGACCTGCCGTACAACCAAGTGACGTTTTGGTATCAGACCTATGAGGGGACGATAGATGAGGTGGATGATGACGGAAACCTCACGGGCGGCACAATCAAGAAGTATTCTAATCCCGTGCAGGCAAAGGCGAGAATCAGCCCCAATTCGGGCAATGCAGAAGATTCCCCGTTTGGTAAGGATATTGTTTACGACAAGTCTATATCAACGGTGCAGAAACTTCCCATTGATGAGTATTCAAGGCTTTTCATAGATGTAGTTCCTGTTATCAATGATGACGGCTCTACCGATACGGAACCCGATTATATCTGCGTATGCCCCAAGGTAGACCTGCATCGTGGCGTGTGGGCTATCCGTAAGATAACGGGTGAAACAAATGCGTAAAATCAGAGTCAATCCGCTTGACGTTGCAAGCATCGACGCAGCGATAGCGGAGCTTGAAAAAGAAAAGAAATTCGTGCATGAAGCGGCAGCAGAGATAGTCAGGACGCTCACCATGTTAGGCGAGCAGAAAGCGAAAGAACTGATACCCGTAGATACGGGAGAAGCGCAGGCGTCAATCATCGGATATGTGTTGGACGAGGACAATGTTGGAATTATCAGCGCGACAGGGGAGTATTGCGTATACCTAGAATTCGGCACGGGAGTCAAAGGGCAGTCAAGTCCGCATCCAAGTTCTGAATGGCTTGCAGAAGCAAGCGCACTGACGGGCGGCAAATACACAGGCTACCTTACGGGTAAGCACATATTTACCACAAAGGACGGGCGCATAGGCTGGCTCTATCCGGGCGATGACGGGAAACTCCATTTTACCGAGGGTATTGATTCGCAGCATTTCATGTACGACACGCTTTTATATCTGCGTTCAAAGGTTGCAGAGGTAGCAAAGGGAGCATTTAGCAGACATGGTTAAGGACAGGAGCAATTACTATTACACGCAGCTGCTTATGTCACTGCAAGACAGCTACCCGACACTGAAAGGCGGCACGGTGTACAATTCAACACCACCATCATTCCCTTATATGTATTACAAGCAGTTGGACGCGCCTACGGCTCTGACAACACTGTCGGGAACAGAGGACGGCATTACATTATCAGCTGAAATAAAGATTTATTCCAAAAAGAACATAAATGACGCAAGGAACATCGCAAACGTGGCGAGGGCTTGTCTCGTAGGAAAATATTTCCATATAGACATGTTTAAGCCCGTAGAAAACGTATCGGATTCATCCGTATACCAATTCGTAATACGGTGTTCCAAAACCGAAACTTAGGTTGCTTTCATGGGCTAGGGTCGCTCCCGAAAAGCACATGCCTAGTGCCTGCCCGTGATTTAACAATTAGGCAAACCTCTTAGGCAAAGGGCAAACCCAAAGGAGGTTTCAAGATGGCAAAGTGTACTAATGTAACATTTCTTATGCACAAGGGCGCCAGCGATACGGATTTTACGAGGCTCATTGATATAACCCAATATCCAGACCTCGGCGGCGCAAAAGAGAAACTTGACTCAACAACGCTGTCAGATAAGAAAAAGAGAACCACCAACGGTATCGAAGACAGTGCAGACCTTGAGTTCAAGGCATGGTATGAAAGGACCGACTACGAGAAACTGCTTGCACTTCAAGAGGCAGGAACAGTCGATACCTATCAGTTATGGTTTGGCGAAGATGGAGCAGACGGTACTTGGGAGTGGTCAGGCGTTATGTCTATATATCCCAACAGCGGCTCATCCAATGCGGTACGCGAGATGACTTTCTCCATCACGGACGAGGGCACCGAAGCTCTGCACTATGTAGACCAGACTACAGGAGCGTAATAAGCAACAATAGCGGTGGGGGAATCTCCCCTGCCGCATAAAAAGGACAATCAGCGAAAGGACGGTTGATACTATGATTATAAAGACAAATAACGGCGACGTGGAAATTAAGACAAAGGAACTGGATTTTACAAACCTTATGTGCGACATCGAAGATAACGGCGTAGACATTATGGCACTCATGAGCAGTTCGGGCAGAGATGACATGAAAGTATTTAACACCATGAGGGCGCTACTGGCAGCTTTAATTGGCACCAAGGATTTAAGAAGTGCAGGCAGGGTGTTATCAGAGCATATAAAGAACGGCGGCGACATCAACGTCATTATGAATGTATTTATGGAGGCGATGGAAAGCGCGGGTTTTGGAGCAGGCGCCAAGAAACAGGCGCAGAAGACAGAGGAGCCCGAAACAGCCGAAGAAACCAAGACGGAATTGACATCAGACAATACAAATCCTACAGAGAGTTAATCCATAAAGTATATCTCCCGAATGCGCTGCACTGCGGCGTGAGCTATGAACTTTTCTGGCATCTCAATCCGAGAAAGCTTGAGCCGTTCATAGCAGAACGGGAGATGCGAGTAAAAGAACAGATGGAGATGCTGAATGTATTGGCATGGAACATCGGACTGCATAATCTGCTTGCATTAGGTCAGATGTTTGGAGAAAGTCACACGGCATATCCGTCGGAACCGCAAAGTGTAGACAGCTACAACGCAACGTCAGAACCGAAAGGCGAAGTAATGACGGACGGCGCAAGATTCGCCGCATTCGCTGCGAGACACAATAGGCAGATACGAGAGCGGAGAAAAACATAATTATGCTGATCACACGGGAATAGGTTGACGAACCGAAAGGGCGTGAGTCCGACGTCTTTTCCCGTGTTTTCATTTATACGGACACAATCCACCCCACGGACAGGGCATGTGCGAGGTGGAACATCAATGGCAGAAAAAAGCGTAGACGGGCTTATCATAGAAATTGAATCCACCACGAACAAAGCCGACAGTGGTTTTGATAAGACCCAAAAAGTATTAAACAACATAAAGAAAATCACGGAGAGCATAGACACCAAAAAGCTGACGGAAGTTATCGAGTGCATGAAGCAGTTTTCGTCCGTTGCCACGCAGCTGGAGCAGGCAGGGTCAGGGATGCGCGGAATCGCGTCATCTTTTAAATCCCTTGCAAACATTGATACAAAGAAGCTGCAAAAAGTGTCGGACGCCGTAGCCAAGATTGGAAATTCCCTTGGCAGTCTGGGCTCAAATAACCAGATAAGTATACGCATCAATTCAGACGGTATCGAAAAGGCATCACAGTCATTGGATGCGGTAAAAGAAAAAACATCGGAAAAAGCAGACGTTCCGTACGAACAGTTTGAACAGAAACTTGCCAACGTAGGAAAGAATTCTGAATTTAGCGGCGATGCAAGCAAGCTGACCGCCGAAATTAACAGTGCGGAAAAGAAGTTAGATGACCTGTTACGCAAAGAGGAAAAACTATCAGTGACGCAGGGCATTGACAAGAACTCATCCGCATACAGAAGCCTGCAATACGACATAGCCGAGACCTGCAACAAATTAGATAATCTCTATTCGGTACAGCAGAAGACGGCGACATCAGGTAATTCAGCAAGTACCTCTACAGGGAACATGGCTGCATCAACAAAGAAAGTCGGAAATGATGCGCAGGAAACAAGCCAGAAGATTCAACGCCTTATTGAGCAGATAAACACCTGCAAAGCCACCATAAGAAGCATGGAGGGCGGTAAGGAAACGTTTAATGCCACGCAGTATGAAGACGCGTTACGTTCACTCAAACAGGTACAGAAGCAGTTTAATGATTACAAAAGTGCAATCAGTTCAAATGCACCGAGCAATGGAGGCTTCTTTGGCTCGTTTGCAAAGAAAATACAAGCCATAGCACCGACCCTTGGCAAAGCGTTTGAAAGCATGGGCAATAAAGCCGCAGCTGCTTCACAGAAAATAAATAGCGCTATGAGTTCTATTGTGTCTGCCGTCAGGAACGCAGCACAGAAGTTACAGTCTGCAATATCGGGCGTTGTGT